CTGGTCAGTGATAGTGAAATACAAGACTTAATCGACAGAAATCTAATTCAAAAGAAAGACGATAGTAAAAAGTTAGTGTATAAACCTACTAAGGAATTAGTAGATAAATTAACTCCTAAAGATATACTTTTTTAGCAATTTTATACATTATATCCAATAATGGTTAGTAGACCAGATGGAACTAAAGGCTTTCTTAGAAGTAATGTTAAGAAATGTAGAGATTATTATAACAAACTAGTTAAAGGCAACCCTGATCTTCACAATAGGATCATAACCGCTTTGAATTTTGAGCTTTCCGATAAAGCAATGACTGGTAAGCTTGGTTATATGAAAACTATGTGGAAATGGCTTACTTCACATGAATGGGAATTAATTGAAGAGCAAATGAATATTAACCAACCTGAAACTACTATGTTGTATGGAACAAAATTACGTTAATCCGCTACCGTTTAAACATATATCTACAGCTGCAAGTGAAGCTGTTACATATATACGAAGACGCAAAAACCATGAAATTGAACCACTTAAAAGTAGGTGGAATAAATTCAATGAAATGTGTTGTGGTGGGATTGAACCTGGTTGTGTTTATACAATTGTAGGAGCATCAGGAACTGGTAAGTCTTCGTTTGTAAATACGCTCGAAACTGATTTAATTGAACTTAATTCTAACAAGGAATTGGTCGTACTTTCTTTCTCATTTGAGATGCTTAGCCGTGCACAAGTAGGAAGAAAACTATCTAATAAGTTGCGTCAAACAACTACACAATTGTACTCAGCATCAGAAGATCTTTCTGATAAAGAACTTAACTTAGTTGAGGAGACTGCAGAATCTTTAAAAGATTATCCAATATATTATGTGGACGATGCAGCTACAGTACAAAAGATAGACGATACAATTACATATTTTCAAAATACGATTGCTAAGGATAAATGGTTAATAGTCATTTTAGATCATACTTTATTAGTAAATAGTGATAACTATAAAGATGAAAGAATGATTATATCTGAGCTTGAAAGAGTATTTATCAAAGCAAAGAAAGTTGGTATGACAAGTATCATACAATTATCTCAAATGAATCGTAATATAGAAAATATTGATAGAATTAATAATCCATCGAGTCACTATCCGATGCGAAGCGATTTATCATCATCTGATTCTGTATTTCAAGGAAGTGATGTTATAGCGGTTTTATCTCGACCTGAAACTTTAGGTATCACCGCTTATGGTCCTCAACGACTACCTGTACAAAATAAAGTATATCTCCATTTTCTTAAAGTAAGAGAAGGAGAATTGGCAATACTTGAATTTGAGAATGACCTGAAATATAACAACCTAATTGAGTTATAGATAGGATTTTTATTAATCTTGGTTAAATAAAGGCGAATTATGACATACAAATATAATACAGTAAACAACACGGCAAAGAATAACACAAATCTTGACTATACGATTGATTTGAGTAAGTATTTTACGACAACTACTTCTTCTAAGAAGAGTGATTATACGATTAGCATTTTGGATAAGATTAAATCTATTTTCCCATGGGCTAACAAGAATGATAACAAGTACACAATTCTGACATTGGATAATGCTCCGTATGAGAATTATACAATTTTGGATATTACTCCGGAAGCATTGAATCTGGAATGGAACAAAGCGGCTTCTCGCTTGTTTGATTATATTTACTATACAGAGAATCCCTCCTATGATTTTAAGATTGGAGATATTCCAGTTAAGATCCATGGTAATTATATTCAAGTAGGTTCTCGATTGATCCCGAAGTTTACAAGTTCGTCATTCTTTAATGATCTTCCTAAGAAGGATCGTATTATTCTTTACAATATCTCAATGAACATTAATTCATTAGAAATTGCAGCGTAACTAACTTATAACAAATCTTTTCAGAATTTTACAAAATTTTTCAAACTATATCAAATTCTTTCAAAGTTTTCTGAGAAGTAGATAGACTAACATTATGATAGTATTACCTACTGAGAAAATTAAAGCAAAGGTGAGAAATCCAAGATTTCTTATCTTTTTTGGTAAACCGAAATCTGGTAAAACAACATTAGCAGCTCATTTAGAAAATAATTTAATTATCGATCTAGAGGGTGGATCTGAATTTATTGATTGCTTAGCAGTACAAGCTAGAAATATTAATGATTTAGGTGAAATAGCTAATGCCATTAGACAAAAGAATAAAGAATGTAATGGATATTTCTACAAATATATCACGATCGATAACGCAACACGTTTGGAAGAAATTACGTTATCATATGCTCTCACTTTATATAATCAAACTCCGATGGGGAAGAGTTATAAGGGAGACGTACGATTACTGCCGCAAGGCGGTGGCTGGTTTTATGTAAGACAAGCTGTACGTAAAGTATTAGATATGTTTAGAGAACTTTGCGAGAATTTTATCCTGATAGGTCATACTAAGGATAAACTTGTAAACAAAGATGGTGAAGAACTTTCAGAAATGGAATTAGACTTAGCTGGAAAGTTAAGTAATATAATATGTGGAGAAGCAGATGCTATCGCATATATTTCTAGAAAGAAGAACCAAACCATTGCATCCTTTAAAGGTGGAGAGAATATTACTATTGAAGCAAGAGCTCCACACCTAAGAGGTCAAAATATTGTTATCGCAGAAAGTGATGACGAAGGAAAAATCTCAGTATATTGGGATAAAATTTATTTGCCAGACCAAGAATAACCAAAACATAGAAGAAGATGATTTATAGTTCACAAAGAGCACAAGCTATCCAGAAAAAAGATATTGCATATTTAGCAGCTGGTATCCATGACAATGTAGTATTAGAATCAATTAGAGTAGATAAGTCTCTCAATGGTAATAATTTTATTGAGTTTAAATTCGTTGCAAAAGATGGTAAATTTATGACTCATACAGAGTGGGAACCGTCTAAATCAGACAACATGTCTGATGAAGATTTGCAAAGAAAATGTGATAATCAGTTTGCAAGAATTGACCAGATTCTTGAATGTTATTATCCAAATCCTGAAGATAGAGTCTTTAATGGCGAAAGCTTTAAGGAGTTTATTACTTGGGTAGCTGAAAAGCTTAACAATGCAGATAAGTCTACATTGCTTCGTATTAAAGTAGTATATAATAATAGTGGTTATACTACTCTACCGAAGTATGCAAAATATAGATTTATTGAACCGATGACGATTGTTGATAAAAATGAGTCTGTTATTGTCAAGTTGAATATTGATCAATTTGAGAAACCAGTAATTGCTGATTTTGAACAATCGAATCCAAATCCACTATTATCTAATGAATCATTTACCGTAGTAGATGGAACTTTAGATAATACAAATAATGCCGATCCTAACGGATTGCCATTTTAAAAATATAAATTCTATTTGCGCAATAGAACGAAGACTATGCAGCCTCTGATTTTATCACGCAAGCATACCAGATCGTAGGCTGGCACTGACCACACAGGGGGTATTGTAAAAGGTGGAGCAATGTCTAATGGTTAGATTCGTGGGGATCGTTACCCCACATTGCACTTATTCAAATTTATATCATATGTATGACTCTAAAAGAATTAAAAAACAAGATAATCCTATTACTTTAGATTATATCTTATCAAAAGTCACAGAATATGATATTTATGCTAGATATCTAGGACAATTTAAAGTTGGATTTATTTATAATAGTCCATTCAGAAAGGATAAGAATCCTTCATTTGGAATATTCCGAAGTAAGAAGACTGGAAAATTACTATTTAAAGATCATGGTAATGGAGAATGCGGAGATGTAATTAAATTCGTAGAGTTATATACTGGTATAACTAATTATAATGATCTACTAAATCAAATAGTAAAGGATATGCAAATTACTAATAATACGGTATTGCATAGTAATAAAGAAGTAGAGAAATCTACTGAAACAGTTATTGGAGTAGTTAGACAAGATTGGACAGATATAGATAAACAATATTGGTCACAATTTGGGATTTCTCTAAAGACTTTAAAGAAATTTGGTGTAAGTAGTATAAAATATTATTTGTGTGATGGTGTAGTAAAGGGAGTGTATAAGGAAAATAATCCTATGTATGCATATAAAGTATATGATAGATTCAAGATTTATAGACCTTTAGCAGATAAATATACTAAATGGCGTAATAATTTAACTCCATATGATATTCAGGGATATGAACAATTACCTAAAAAAGGTGATTTACTAATTATTACTAAATCTATGAAGGATGTTATGTGTTTATATGAAATGGGTTATACTGCAATATCACCAGCTTCAGAAAGCACATTTCTTACTCCAGATGTTATAGATGCACTTAAACTTCGATTTAAGCGTATTTTAATATGTTTTGATAGAGACGTTCCTGGAGTTAAAAATATGCGTAAGATAAGCCTTAAAACAGGTTTAAATGGATTCTTAGTACATAAGAAATTCCAAAGTAAAGATATATCCGATGCTATTAAGAATAATGGATTGGAAGTAATTAAAAATTGGCTAAAAGAAACATTAAGTTAATATGTTAGGATCAGAAGTAATTAAACAAATTCAGAACTTGATAGATGAATATGGAGATTTACCTATCGAGATTAGTTTAAATGGATCAGATCAAGAAGAAGTAAAAGAAATTTGTTATGGAGGATATGGTAAATTTTCTAATAAACCTGATCGTAAGTATATAACATTATTATCATTTATACAATAACATTATATGATATGGTTTACTTCAGATCTACATTTCTTTCATGACCGTATATTAGAATTTCATCCTAAGCGAAAAAAGATATTTGGGGATACTGTTGAAAAAGCTAAAGAAGCTATGATACAGTTATGGAATTCTAGAGTAAACAAGAAAGATACTATATATATTTTAGGTGATCTTGCATTTGGTGAAGTAGAAGATAAAAGAAAACTATTTCAGAGACTAAATGGTAATAAAGTACTAATACTTGGTAATCATGATAAAGTACCAGATCATTTAAAGTGCTATTTCAATCATATTACTCAGATCAAGAATATTAAATTTAAGAAATCCGTATATAATTTCTTACATAAAGATCTAGAAGTAATAATGTGTCATTTTCCGATGTTAAGTTGGGAACACAAAGATAAAGGATCTGTTATGATACACGGTCATTGTCATGGAAAAGTAGATCAAATAAATACAGATTCTAAAGAATTAAGAGTAGATGTAGGTATAGATGGAAATCTAGCTAATTATGATCTAATATCTTTAGAAAAACTTGCAAATCATCTTATAAAAATAGAAAAAGACAATAAACATGGAATGGTTAAATAGTACACCAGACTTAACATGGTTACAATTAATTCTGATTAGTTTTATTGGAAATCTTTGTGGAAGTTTACTTTGTACATATATTGATCGTTATGAAGCAAAGAAAAACAAAAAGAAAGAAAACGATAAATCAGAAAGTTAAAAATGCCACACCAAACATATATGATGGTATTGAATTTAAAAGTAAACTTGAAACATATGTTTATAAACAATTAAAGGCTCATAATCTTAAAGCAGAATATGAGCCTATTAAATTTGAATTAATACCAGCATTTACTTTTTGTGGTAAAAAGATCCGAGCGATGACTTATACTCCAGACTTTGTTGGAGATAATTTTATTATCGAAGCTAAAGGAAAACCTAATGATGTATGGCCATATAAATGGAAATGGTTCATGTGGTATCTTTTAAATAAAGGATTAGCTGAGAAGTATAAGTTATTTGTAGTACACAATCATAAAGAAACTGATGAATGTATTAGACGAATTCAAGAACTATAAGAGAAAGTTTATACAAATATCTCCTAGAACTGCAATTCTTCTTCACATATTTTCAAAAGATAGTGATGACTTTGAAGATATAGTATTACTAGATAATGAAGGTTATAGAGAGAAATCGTATTGTACAAAAATTTACAAAGACGCAGCAGATCAGTTCTTTAAACAATTTGAAGGAAATGAATGTCTATGTTTTGTAAAATATTTAAGAGATAAATGTAATAAAATGCTAAAAGAGCACGAAGATAAAGTACAAAAACTAAAACCAAATAAAGATAATGAAGAACATATCTGAAAATACAATTAAGTTATTTAAGAGTAATTATAAGTTAGCTATTTCAGAACTCGAAAATAAGATTTTAGAGAAAGAAATGGAACTTGATAACTTTTTTAATAATGATAATATATCCAAAAGTAAAAATAGTTATACAGTAAGTTTCTTTTATACTTATTATGATAAGAATCTATTTAAGAGATATCATGAATTGAAACAGGATATTACAAAATATTATAATCTGTTACAAGAATATAAAACAACTTATGATAACTTTATTTTAGGATTAGAAAATGAAAGTAACAGCAATCAGTGATTTACATGGTAATCTTATTGATATAGAACCATGTGACCTACTATTGATATGTGGTGATATATCTCCATTAGAGATTCAAAGAGACTATATTCAAATGACAAAATGGATATTTAATGAATTTCAAGAATGGATAATGAAGATAGATTGCCCTACTATTATACTTACTCCAGGTAATCATGATTTTTGGTTTGAAAAGATGATTACTCAACCAAATACTTACTTATTTAATAAGTTAACTATATTGATTGATGGAGAAACAAAAGTATATAATAGTACTGACGACAAATGGTATAAAATCTATGGAACACCTTGGTGTAAACAATGTGGACCATGGGCATTTATGGCTAATCATGCTGAATTAGTTAAGAAATATGAAAAGATACCAAAAGACTTAGACATATTAATGACTCACGAAGCATCTAATCTTGCAGAAGTAGGAACTACCCATGACAATGGAACTGAAATACAGTATTGTTGTGCTGCACTAACTGACGAGATTAAACGAAAAAAGCCAAAGTATGCTCTGTGTGGACATGTTCATACTGGGAATCATAATATTACAGCATGTCCTGTATATAATTATGTATTTCAAGAGGAAACAGAATGGACTAATGTACATGTAGCGAACGTAAGCATACTTGATGAATCTTATTCGATTTATTTTAGACCAACAACATTTGAACTATAACTTAAAAAATTTACGATTATGAAGAATTACGAATTAGTTAATTTACAATTAGACGAGCAAAATATGAATAATGATATAATGTCTCAGACTGAACAAGATATTTATTTTGAAGCAGATGAACTAAATGACATTGCATTCGTTAATGAGTTAATGGAAGCAGATCGTTTAAGTAAATTAGAAGAGTAATTATGGATATAAGTATACCTTATTACGAAGATAACACTCGTATAAGTAATAGTAATATCGGATGGTTCCTAAAAAAGGGACCCCGATATCTAAAGGATATGCTAGATGGAAAAATTGAAGGATTAAAAGCAAGTTTCTTAGATAAAGGAACTATGATTCATGAATATATTCTTCAACCAGAAGAATTCTGGAATGATTATATTATTTTAGACTTTGCAGTACCTAAAGTAAAACAACAAAAAGATCTTCTAGAATTTTATTCTACTGCAAGATTAACCGATCCTTTTGCTACTGAAGAAGATATATTATTAATGAGTTATAATGCAGCTTATAGTAATAATAAATCTATCGATAAAAGAATTCAAGAAGCAAGAGAACTAGTAGAATTATATAAAAACTACATTGAATACTTTAGAAATAAAGATAGTAAGAAAGTTATTT